GGGGCGAACTTTTTCTTTAGCTGAACTAAACTTAGAGGTAGTTGGCGACTGCGCCGTTACCTGCAAAGTTTTGTCCGAGACCCTTAACTATGATCATGTGATAGTATAAAGATGCACCGAAGATATGATCAACTACGCCGTAGCGAGTCATAAGACCTACACGTGGTGCAAAGTCATTAGGACCAACTGTGCGTTGGATCATAACTGGGATGTATGGGCAATATACAATACCTGTATCATAGTATTCGGTTCCCTTGTAGCCTAAGAGGGCGTACTCAACCTGATTTGTTCTTGCTCCTGAAAGATACTGCGCATCTGTACGGGTATCACGGTAGACGGTAAAACGTCCTCCGAGAGTACCAACTTTAGCGATTCCTGTTGGCTGCGTGTTAACGTTGCCGTTAACTGGCATCCACTGGAATTCTGGTAACATTTCTAAAATTGCACACACACGAGGTGTAGCAATGATGAAGTTAGCAGAACCTCTACGGTTACGGATTGCGACACGATTAGCCTCGACAATTACCTTACTGTAGAAATCACGATTTCTTTCGCCCAACCAACGTGCGTCAGCTGAAGCGGCGTACCAATACGAGAATCCGTTACCTGCTGTTGCAGAAATGCCAGAGCCTGTTGGGCCTCCAGCATTGAGACATACTTGGATCATACGGATAACCATTTCACGGTCGATTTCTGCCTGAATTTCGTAACTCATTGCGTTAGTTAATTCAGAGTCGATGTCGAGTCCGTTCATGTTCTTAAGATCCTGTTCAAGTTCAACTGACCAACGAGCGGCAAGGCGGCGTGTGCCAGCCTCAACTGCTGTCTTGCTGAACTGAACAACAACCTGTGGGATGTTACCAGTTAATTCATAGTCACTTAAAAGTGCTGCAATACCTTGATCTGCTCCGACCATGTCGAAATCAGATCCGTTGTTTGCTAACCCAGAAAGCTGGGCTGCACTTGTGCCTGTGAATCTTGTATCTAAGTATTGATAGCCTAGTTCCTGTCCATCGGAAGCTGTACGGGGGTTTCCATTAACGTCACTTGTTGTGAGTCCTGTACTATACCCGTCGATTCCGTTGACACCTAAACTATCTGCCTCATATTTGTAACGAAGAGCAAATGCAAGTCCGACTGGTCCGCTCATTGGCTGTACACCAACGATCTCGTTTGTGATAAGCTCTGGGAAAGTACGACGAACCATCGGTATAAGAACCTTTGGTAAGCGACTATCACCAGCAGCATAACGATCTCCTGAAAAATTAGAAGATGCAGCACCTGGGTTTCCGAAGACTCCCGAAGCACCACCGTAGATACCACCAGAGACATTTCCTCCTGCCTCTTCGATGCACCAACGCTCCTGATTTTCCATGAGAATAGCAGTAGTTAAGCGTGAGTGCTCGTTTTCGATTGCAGCAACCTTATCGGATGTGTAATCAAGAACTGGGGCCCACTTTTCAACTAACTGCTGTGCACGAGAACGATCAATGTAGCCTGTGGCTGGATTAACGTTTTTCATTTGTTTTGTTTACTCCTATGGAATAGAATACTGTGATTGTTAAATAATTCAGAATTTATAGAATTTAACTTCTATAAGATTCAGATTTCTTTAACTCACTCAGATATCCGCTAACTTGGGAAAATCCCTCATTAGAATTAGCTACCGATTCGGTAACTACTGAACTTACAGGAATCTTAGCGTCTCTGGTTTTAGCAGAAAGCTTTGCTTCCGTAACAAGTTCAGACGTAGCTTCTTGTTCGCTACGCTCAAACATCTCAACAACATAATTAAAATTCTCTTCAATATAAGAACTGTCTTTGTCGTTTAACAATTTAACAATAAAATCTTTTTTAGTTGATGGCATACCCTTGGTTTTTTGTTCAAGAATAATAGTAGATTCAACTAATTTAAGCTTTCCTATGAGAGCTTCATTTTCTTTATAAGACTCATTGATCTTTTCATTAAGATTATCAATGGTTCTTTTACCTTCAGCAATTGTTGTCTTAATTCCAGAATTAATTGATTCTGGATTAAATCCAACGATCTGACGGATTTTTTCAAGCTGTGTACGAGCATATGTGTTCTCTACAGCTTCTTGTAATTGAGTTTTTGGTAAAGCCTTCTCCAATGCTATATCGATGAAGTTACTAACGTCATCAATCATTTTATTTGAAAAAGCTTCTGCCTTTTCATTTAAAG